AAAAAAAAAAATAAAATACAAAGGGTGGAGAGCTGAGGAAAAAAAAATAAAACCTCGCTCAATCTCACCAAAAAAAAAAAAGGTTGATTTTTATAAATTTTGGGGTTTTTAGATGCGTAGTTGGTGTTGGGAATGTGCGGGGGGGAGGGTACTGAATCACCCGCACAGGCACGTTCGTCGTCTATATCAAAGACGCGACAGCCCCAATAACTGGGGCTGCCGCATCAATGAAGGAGACGGACTCTCTAGCTATAGCAGTGGCAGTCTTGAGAAAGCTAGAGAGGGGGTCCGAGTTCACTGGTTGTTTCTCAGATAGGGCAGCTGAGACAACGGAAAGTCCTAAAGGGTCGCTGTGTGATCGAGATAAAAATGGAAGAGTATTACCGATCACCTCGTACCAACCCATAATGTCAATTTCAAAAGAGGACCCAGGTGAACCACCGTCAACCATTATCAACTGTGACTGTTCGTTAACAGAGAACGCGGCGTAGTCATTCCAGTATGCTAAGTCTCTGGGAAGTGCTGGCTTCCAAAGGCACAAATGCCACTTTCGGTCTGCAGGCACCGTGACGGCTTCACGGTTCTGCAAGTAGAACGAGGCAAAATGTGCGTTTACGAGCGCAGTATTCTCAGGTTGACGATAAGCAGTAACCCGGCCGGAGCGTACAATCTCAGAGCCTGTAAACCTGGCTCTCATACCAAACCCAACAACCCGAAGTGCGAAATTCGCACCTCCAGGGTCAGAAGGATTAAAGTTAGAGAGTGGGTAAGCAGAGTCAGAGGGTACTTGCCCCACACCGGGCGCTGTAATGTCCACAGCGTTACTCGCGTATGACGAGTCAGTGTAGTAGATTGAATTGGCGTTAGTTCCAAAAAGATAGGGGTCCACTGAACAGAAACCGACGCCCTGTGTACCAACGGTAAAACCTCCTCTATTACGAGCACAAAACTTGTAAGAGGGGAGAGTAATATTGTCAGGTACGCAGGGAGGGATGGTAAGAGACCAGGGATCTAATAGTGCATTCACATAAGTCTTAGTGCACTCGGAAAAGGTGGCATAACTTTTCTTTCCTACTGCCGCCACCTTAGTGGACTGGATCGTCTTAGCCGATCCAGGCTGGGGCCGCTTATGTACGGCCGCCATCTGATAGTCTCTATAACGTTTGTCTATCTCCTTCGGAGATAGACCCGCGAACTTGGTCGCGTGCTTTTGGATGAAATCTTTCTTGCTCAACATTATTTAAAAACCCGACCCCGTACTGCGCTTCGTATCCTAAGAGAGAAAAAAGGTTAGAGTCGCGAGACGCAACACGAGCTAGCATGTTAAGACATTCATCAGAGAGACCAGAGGAGAAATCAGAATCTAAGAGCCAAGTGGCATATCCAACGAGCAAAGACGTAAAAGCCTCACACTCAGTGTGAGGGACGTCAGCTACGATGTCATAGACAGAGGCAATGCAGGAACAGACAGGAAGTTTATCTTTCGACTTCTCAAGTAAACGAGATAAAGATGTGTACAATTTACCAAACCTAGGTAGTCCATAGTAATGTCCGTTAGCTTTGAAAAAGGTGGAACCTAAAAATTCAAGGCCGGAGACATCGTTCCCAAGTTGAACAAAAAACTGGGACGCTTTGACGCGAACGCCAAAATCACCATAAGCTTCCGTGACGAGTGCTTTAAGCTCGTCACTGGTTAGTCTAAATATACTATTATCAAGTGAACCGAAATTGTCATCACCATAAAGGGAGAACTTCGTGTAACGGAGAACTTCTTCATAGGAAAGAATCTTCCCGAACTTTCTCCACCCAATTAGTAGAACCAAATAAAATGCAATAATAGTGTGACCCCAACAGTTGTCGGTGGTCGTGGTATCAGAACCGGAGCGATTACCAACATTATTCACGTGCAACAATGAACCGTCCGGCATACATAAGTATGCAGACTGTATATTGTCGCGAACATATTGGAACGCAGGGGACTTAGCCACGTCACCTAAAAAGTAGGCACGCTGATCCCAAACCGAAGGCATCAATGAAAAAACACGATCCCATCCAGAACCGTCAGAAGTAAAATGGAGGTCAAACTTAGAATGATGTGTAGCAAGACGGTTAAGTCCGCCATACTGTTTCACGAACCCATATCTAGACCAAAAAGTGTCATAAGACTCACAATGAGCCTTAAATCTTTCATTTTGATCAGAAGTAAAGATTTTTTGAGTTAACAAAAAATCAGTGGGAGGGGAAAAGATAGTACGAATTTTACCATCATTAATAACATCTTCCTTGGGTAGAAACTCTTTTTTATCCAAAACGGAATAAATGGGTAAGTAATGGGCATCTGTATAAGCCTTAAATTCAGGGTGCATAATTGCATCAAGTTTAGTTTTACAACCAAGCTTCTGCCAGATAATACCTGGGGAGGTAGTGGCATTATATTCGACATCGCGAGTAAGCTTTGAACGTGCCATTACTGGCGCGAACATTCTCAAAGAATATTTCTTTGCGACATCAAATAGTTGCTCCTTCTCTGCACCGTGAGGGAGAGTAGGAGTAACATCACACTTAAGAATACTTTTTACAAAGCTTTCTTTAGTACGAGGAGCTTGGATATGAGAAACCAAATTATCTACGTCGATACCGACGTCACGACAATAGTCTTGAAACAAAGGGCACTTCCTGTCATTAAGATCTTCAGACTTATAAGTAGTCTGAAGCTTAGAACAGCGCCCCAAAACTTTAATGTTTTTCAAATCCTTAGAAAGTTGGGAGAATTGCAAATTAGATAAATCAACAATAGGTGGAAAGTGGAGAGAATGGGCTTCACGAGTGATAGTTTCACGAGCCTCACCGGGACTCATTACTGAAAATCCCAGGGTTTAAGGACGGATCCCATCTCACTGAACAATGCCTGAAACATATTAAAATTGCCAGAAGTACCAATATGAATACCAACGCAATGGTTTTCACCATTGACAACAGCACTACCACAAGTGCCCAGAGTCGAGTTGCAACGATAGGACCAAGCGTTTCCGCTATTATATCCTTTCATCACGCCCGAAACAGAGCGGAAAAGATGACCAGTACTAGATTCAGGACGGACCATAGAAACTTGACCTTTGTCAGAAGCCTTAAAAAAAACGTTTGAAGCGAGAGGATAAGCTTTTGCCAATCTCGTTAGTTCATCACAGCGTGAGAAAACGACATCAGCATCAGGATCATCCAGGCACAACCATTTTGTTTGAGGTATAACAACGGTAACTATGCTCGTCCTTGAATTAAAATACAAGGTTGAATCTTTATGATGTGATAAGTAATGTTTTGGTACAACAATATGTATACCAGAGTCAAATTTAACAAGGGAAGCACAACATTCATGCTTCTTAACCGCTTCAGGAAACGATGAAGGTTTCACTGTAGTAATTAAGAGAACGTCGCACACATCTTGTGTAACAGGGATATTAAGTGATCCCATGATAGCCTCTTTCTGATAATCCACTTTCACCTTTTGGGTGGAAACCCCGCTAAATATCTTCATATTAGAACGTGTATCGGGTTTAGAGTTATCAGTAGTTTCATTTTTCTTAGTGGTTTTCTTTCTTCTATTTTGCTTCTTCTTAACGGGTTCAGAAGAAGTCTTTTCAGTCTCAATGTTATCCTGTTTTACACCAGACTCTTTTACAAAAGTCGATGCAAATTTGTCATCAAAAGAAAATTTTGGTGATTGCTCATCCTGTTTGAATTCAGGCATCTTACGATCATAAACCTTTTTCTGGGTTTTTGTCCAATTATTGAAAACTTTAAGGTGGTCATAAGACAAACCTTTTCCCTTTTTACGGGGATCAGTTTTATCAAATAAACGAGCTTCTTTGACAATATCAAGCGTAGACGAATCTACAATTGAATAAAAATCGCGGAAGGTACAATAAAGTTTATTAGGTTCTTCAGTTTGTACAAAACGTACATCAGCTTTACCTAATATAATCAAAGATTTAACAATAGCCAAAGACATTGGAAGGGGATCGTTTGTCTTTAACAGATTAAGGGTGAATGAAAGTGGGTGAGGCCCAGCAAATTCAACCGGGGATACAGCAGTGGTACTAATTCCAGCTGCGCGTAATATATCAGCAGGATTCCCGGCGTGGGAGTCTGTTGACACGTTAGCTTTCGCTTCACTATAATAGTGAATCTCATAATCAGATCGATCAGGACCCTCGAATTTATCCAAATAGTCATCGGTGTCGAAAACTAATGGTTCATCGAGTTCCCATTCAACCCAACCAGCTTGGTCAAGGTACCATTCAAAAAAAGCGCTATCGATTTCGCCATTATCGCGAGCATCTCTAAGCTCACGAGCGTATTCGAACGTCTCTTTTTGACTTCTATTACCGGTAACCCGCTTTTGACGGCGGTTTTTAC